GTATTCAAGACTTCATTGATATTAATTACATTTGACCAACCTCCAATATAATGAGCATGATTACCCATATATTCAGGAGCTTTAATGCCGAATTGAGCTCGCATCTGGTCTGAATAGTCTTTACTAGAGAATTGAACTACTTCCTTCCAACGCTGTAGATATTCTGTCGCACGGATTGAAAGGGCGGATAAATCAGAATTAACAGTCAAATAACGGTGAGAAGGATTAGAAGTTCCAACAACAACATTATAAGAGTTAGCATCAACGACAGCAGTAGAAGCGCCAGCAGAATTATTAGTACCAAGAGTAGCAACAACAGAAGAAGGATTCGCATTAGAAACTATAGACGGAAGAGCAGCAACCGAGCCATACTGAGAAGAGGGTAGCATGCCCATAAAGTAGTCTTTCGGATAATTAGCATAACGAAGCTGAAGCATTTCAGGGGCGAGATTCAATTGAGATTTACCGTCCCAATAATCTACATTATATGCATAAGCCAGGTGCTTTTCCCATTGAGAGTCAGAGAAGAAATCATAATAGATCTTCTGATAAGTCAACAGCGGAAGAAGATTTACAGTTTGACTAACAGAATAAACCAAAGGATTGAGAGCATCTTCAAGAGACTGAATCCCTAAATAAGCTTTGGTAATAGCAGCTTTAGCAGTATTTGTAGACGAAAGGAATGAACCATATCCAAGCATGTCTAATATCTTAGAAGCACCATAGGTATAAGGGAGACCAGCATCATCGAAGACATCTTTACTATTAATCGCTTGAAGACTTAGTGACAACAAGTTCAACGTTGTATTCGGAACAGAAGTCAACATCGCAGCGTTAGCAGTATTACTAGCAGCAGCCGTCATGTAATCCGTCATTTGAGTAAAGGCCTGCGGAAGAGCACGAGAAATCAGACGTAACGGCACAGCGTAAAAGTCATAATACTCTTTAATACGAGTATATGCAGCCGTATTTACAGGAACAGTACGAGTAAACCAATCAGAAGAAATACGATACGTGTTATCAGGAATAGCAATCTGCCAATAACAAGGAAGGATCTCTCCAACTTTTGCCGTAAATAGTTTTTTGCTAGACAAGTCAAAGGAAGAGCGATGTACGGCAATTCTCGCTCGATCTAACGGATTAAAATCACTCATAATCAATTAATTTAAATTAGACCATACGATTAAATATATTGTTTGCATCATTCAATTTTTTATGCTTAATCATATCGCGACAAAAGGCAGCAGCACGGAAATCAAGACATTTTTGTAAGTCGCTACTTTGCCCACTATCATAGGCACTTCTTGTATCGGGTTTCGCGGATTTGATGTAATTACAAGCCGCGAGAGGTGGGATTCTGGGGTCATCAAACGGTACTCGTATTTGTTCTTTAATGGGACGAATAAATCCGTCTGCATATTCTCCGTCTTCACCGATACCAATGGTCGCCATTTCGCATCCTTCGGCCGGTAAATAGAAATACCGAAGCATAGGGGCTGACAAAGTCTGTTGTATTCGCAACGAATCACACATTCGTACATAATCCGCTTTCTTTTCATATTCTATTCCGGTTTTGATGATAAAATTAATACGATTGGCATAAGAATCAAGATTGCCACCGATGGAAGGCAGATGCCAATTCCTAAGAAACTTACTGACATAAAGGAATAGCCGATATAACTTATTAATATAAGATTCAATATCGACATCAGAAGAACTGTTACAGAGCCTAGTAAGGCACCGAGCATTATGTAATATAATTTCGTCTTCATTGGTTAAGTGATGATTCAATGTAAGATACTGATAATAAGCACGAGTAATAGAAAGGATAGAATCGGAATCATAATCTATGATACCGAAGCGTGCGATTCTTTTCGGCGCGCTTGCAACAGCTCGAATAATTCTAGCAATCGCAACAGCATCGTCATAGCGAGCACTTGAGAATCGGGGGAGTAAAGTACGGATATACGACATGGGGGGAGTTGATTTAACAGTAATTCCATTGAAGTTATAGATTCGTCCATTAACGACAGAATCGATTTTTTGTTCGATCGCGTGATAAGGGTCTTCATTCTCGTCGAAAACCTCACCTTTTTCAAAGAATCCAAGAGACGCTCTTTGCCGGGGCTTAAATGCGCGGCATGATCGATATAATAAGGGAGCAGCACTAAGGCTGTTAACGTAACTCGCAACGTACGACGAAGCTCCACCGCGGGAAGCCTGAAAATCTGAACGACCGAGCTTCCAACTTTTATCATGACACTGTCGTAATACCTTTGAGACTTGTTCCGAGTTTGTGAATAATAAGATATGATAATGCGGGCGGAAATGGACTGGTCCGTATTCACCCACAGCGTAGAAGTGTAACGTTTCATAAGATCCTAAAGATGTTTTTAAATGTTTACGTAATCGTTTAATATAATTCTGAACATCAACATAGTTCAGATAAGGGATAAGATTATCTCCGTATCTAGCGGAAAGCTCTCCTTCTTTACCGTAAGGTGTAGCGGATTTCGTCTTAGCAATAAAGGAGCGGATAGCATCCATAGAAAGAAACCAATTATCTTTAACCGGCTCATACTGACCTGATTCACGGTTATACGGAACTGTACCCTGTACTTGTGTAAAGAATATATGACGCAAGAATGATGAATCTGAGCAACTATATTCGGATACCGGGATATACGAATGTTTTTCATAACCAAAAACTTTATCTCCTGAAATACTTAAAGCATCTTCATACTCACTATGCAGAACCTCACAATTCATCAAAGGAACATGCTCGTTATCATAAGTAAGCGTCACGAAATAAGAGTACTTGAAAGCACTTCCAGCGGTCCTCACGCGCATGGACGCTTTTTCAGCACGCTTATGAATACAGTAATCACATTGTCCGCAGTCTACAGCAATGCGATGACCTGTGTAACGATTAGTTACAAAAGAGCGATGTTGACAATGATCAGCAGCTTTAAGTAAATCAGGAGTATATTTCATAATTATTATCTTTTATCAATCACTTGGCGACGATTACGCGGGCCAAACGAAATATGAATAAAACTAGGATAAATAATAAGTTGGTCATGAGGGGAAGAAAGATCAGAATAATCATGAATCATCTCAAGCAACTTACTAAAACTAGTAGAGCCGTAAGGCTTGATATCAATAGCTTCACCTATCAGATGTTGAGAATTAGGAGCACCATTGCAAGCCTTATTTTGCTCAGGAGTACGCTTCGCACTAGTCACCGTAAAATGAGCGTTAGAACAAAGCAAGTACTCAAGAAAACACATAAGAGAATCATTCATAAACCAATAGCGTTTAGGATGTAACCAAGAGCGGCAGAAATAGCACCAATTACAATTTTCCAAATATTATTACTTTTCATCAGCTTGAGTTTTAAGTTTAACAAATTCATCAGCTTGAGTCTTAAGTTCAACAAAATTATTTTCTTCTTTAATTGAATCAACAATAACGACAAGACCCAACGGAGAAACTCGCTCAGAATAAGATCCAAGACCTTCCAAAGAATTAACAATATAAGGCGGCATAACATCACGGCCAGTCTGTTTGTCTTTAAGAGAGATAATAAATTTCTGCATAATTGTAAATTTTTAAATGTTAATAAAAATGTTAATAAACTAATGAGTTGGTTTCTACAGGGGCAAAGGAAAGAAATATTTTTTAAATAAACAAACAATTTGGAGTTTTTTTTGGGAATTAAGATTCTACAGTTGGGTGTGAGTTGTGCGTTTATAGACAAGAAGGGGAGAAACCGAGATGATAACTCGGGTTTTCCTTCGGACACAACTAGGGGCTTCGCTTGAATAACAATGTGGATGTATACAGGGTGTATAGGCACGGCAGGTCAGATAGAACCTGCCTTTGCGCACCTACGTGCTAAAATACCGAAGCGAAACGCTTCTCTAAGGAAGTCGCTTCGCTCCGTTTTATAAAGGCCCTACGCGGGCGGCGGGTGTATATCGCTCCAAAGCCGCGATGGGCTTTTAGTCCTGAAGATTAATAACCTATTCCATTGGCCGAAGATGGATTACCACGAGAACTAATCTTTAGTTTAGGCATACTCTGGAAGATCTTCGTACCATAATCTACAGCATTACGAATGCCGTAAGAATCAAAGTCTTTCTTAGCATTACCAGCAGACCACTTGTAGTAATCACGAAGAGCTTTATCTTTGGAATACTGCATATTTTTGCGATTATTGACGTTCTTGTAATCCCAGAGAGAATCATAATACTGTGTATAGTAAGCCATATTAGTAGCACTTATAAGAGCATCGGCAGTGCCAGCAGCTATCTTATTGGAGATCTTCTGACCTTGCGCCTGAGCGGCTATCTGAATAGCACGCTGGAGTTCAGTTTGAATCTGCTTTTCAGTCAAGGCTCCTTGTTGTACAAGGTTATAAAGATACTGAGACTTCGTAAACAGATCCGCTTGCTGTTGAGCGTCCATATACTTATTCAGGATAGCTTGAGAATCAGACTGTAGATAAATCTGAGTAGTCTGAGCAGCCGAAAGCTTTCCTGCCGTAACAGCATTCTCTAGTTGCTGACGCTCCATAGATTGGTCTAATTCAGCAGAAATACGACCTGTTTCTTTAGTCCAATAACCAGATTCACCGATACCTATTTGCTTATAATTCGTATCACCTTTCATCTTCTCAATCATATACGGAGTCATAGCATTAATCTGATTGGATTCAGAAATAAGCTTCTTAGCTTGAGCAAATGAAGCCAAAGCAGTATCCACACTTGAAAAGTCAGGATGAAAAGCCTGATACGGAATAGGATTAGAAGCAGAAGCCTGAGCACCAGAAGGTGAAGAACCTGAACCAGCACCAGTCTGAGCAGCAGAACCAGACATAAACGGATTCAAACCACGGGAAATCATAGCTTCAGGAGAATTATATTCTCGCGATTCATCAACCATCTTTTCTTGCCAATCACGTAGCTTCTGAGCTTCCAGCATGTTAAACTTATTAGTAGTCTGAGTATTGCGGAAATTAGCACGATTAGCGCTAGATTGCTGCAATGTACCAAAGATACCACTAATAGCAGAACCAATAAAATGATGTTCATTTCTAGGAGAGAGCATGCTCTCTCCAACTTCTAGAAACCTCATTGTGCACTAGCGGCAGGGGCGGGATCCTTAGACGGCGCTGCCTGTTCCTCTGCCAGCATAGCTTGAGCATATGCAGTCAATTCAGATTTCTCCTGAGCCAATTGCTTCAACACAGCCTGACGTTCAGACATGGTTTGGCAATGACGCGAGATAACACAATTAAAACGCTCCTCATCTGTCATGTCGTCCATCAAAGTAGATTGAGTAGGATGCATTTGAGCAAGAATATTATTAACGTTCATATCGCCAAGCAAACGACAGTACTTCTCTTGATTCAGAAGGATCTGAGTCATATCGCATTGAATCAAATCACCGTCAGGAGTCTCATCATACATAACCGAATCATAAACAGAAGCCTGATAACACGGATTGTCTTCCTTCAACTCAGGAACATACGAATTCTTTTCAAAATTCTCATTTTTATATGCAAAACTTCTCATAATCAATACATTAATAAGGTAAACCATTTCTATCCAAATTCTGCACAGCGTAAACTTGGAAATTAACATTACATAATAACTGGTCGTAAGCAACGGAACAGTTCTGACCTGAAACTTGAGGTTCAAAAATAGAATTCAATTGCTGAGGACGAACCTTCATAGACTGATACGACCAAGTACCAGAAGAGGTCAGAACATCCCATCCGTCAATAGGAGCAGACCAAGACTGATACGCCATACCAGAACGGAACGCAGCATGAACAGTATCAATATTAGACTTCCATTGCCAGTAACGAAGATTATAACCTAAAGAACCAGATACTGTACGACTAGGATTATTCTGAAGATTAAGAGCGGGGACAGGCTGCATACCTAACTGATCGAAAGCAGGTTGGGGGAAGTCAGAAATAGCCGTAACAGTCAACTGAGGATTTTGACCAGTCAAATTCCAATCAACCAAAGGAACAGCATGATAAACACACATAATTACCTGATGTTCAGCACCACAATCGAAGGTAAGAGTATGACCAGAAGCTGAACCTACACCTTTACCAGCAATTACGGCTTGGGAGTTAGCAGATTCCAAATTAGTATTCAAGACTTCATTGATATTAATTACATTTGACCAACCTCCAATATAATGAGCATGATTACCCATGTATTCAGGGGCTTTAATGCCGAACTGGGCTAGCATCTGATCTGAATAGTCTTTACTAGAGAATTGAACTACTTCTTTCCAACGCTGGAGATATTCTGTCGCACGGATTGAAAGGGCGGAGAGATCAGAATTAAGAACAATATTACGAGAGGTACCAGTAGAGGAATTGGAAGAAACAACAGAAGTACCACCAACAGGATTAGTTAATGCACCATCGGACTGAGAACCTGAACCTGCTGCAAGAATAGCACGAGAAGTCCAGGAGGAATTTAAAGACGGAAGAGTAGCAACCGAGCCATACTGACTATTCGGAAGCATGCCCATAAAGTAGTCTTTCGGATAATTCGCATACCGAAGTTGAAGCATCTCAGGAGCAAGATTCAATTGAGATTTACCGTCCCAATAATCTACATTATATGCATAAGCCAGGTGCT